ACACACAAGTTCTTTATTTTATTTAGGAAATGATGGTGGTGTAAATTCAAATGGTACAAATTATATAGCTTATGTTTTTGGAGAAGTACCTGGCTATTCTTCATTTACTTCATATCAAGGAAATGCAAATTCAAATGGTACATTTTGCTATTTAGGTTTTAAACCAAAAACATTAATTATTTGTCGTAGAGATAGTAATGATGAAATTGAAATTTATAATGATAGTAGAGCAGGATATAATGATGCCAACTATCATTTAAATATGAACTTAGATACAGCAGAAGATACAAGTAGTGGAAGATTAGACTTATTAAGTAATGGTTTTAAATTAAGAGTAGGTTCATCTGGCCCACTAAATGCTTCTGCTTCATATTTGGTTATGGCTTGGGGTCAAAGTTTAGTAGGTAGTAATAATGTACCATGTACAGCGAGATAATTTATGTGGTTTAGTGCTTTAAAACTAGGTGTTAATGCCGCCTCTCACATTTATAAGAAGCGGCAAGAAACCAAAATGGCTATGGCAGATGCACAACATATGCATGCTTCTAAAATGGCTAAGGGGGAAAGTGAATATCAGGGAAAATTATTAGAGGCAAGACAATCGGATTGGAAAGATGAATTTGTTTTAATTATACTTTCGGCTCCAATTTTAATCTTGGCATGGGCAGTGGTATCGGATGATCCAACTGCAATGGATAAGATGAGATTGTTTTTTGAATATTTTTCTGAATTACCTAAATGGTTTACCAATTTATGGATCCTAGTAGTTGCCAGTATATATGGTATAAAAGGAACACAAATCTTTAAAGGTGGTAAAAAATAAAATTTAAAATTATAGGGTGGTATAAAAGCCACCCTGTAATTATTCGAAATATTTTTTGATCATTTCTAATTGATCATCATATTTAGATATTATTTCTAATTCTTTTTCTATAGTTTCTACAATATCAGGATGCTCTGCTATTCCTGCAGATTTTTGTAATAATAAAATTACATTTGTTTTATGTTTTTCTATATGCCCTTTAGCATGGGCCTTTAATGCTAATATTAATTGTTCCATCATATTTATACTTTATACATTGTATATTTAACAGTTAATTCCTCACCTTTTTTAATTAGTCTATTCGTGACTAAATGAGTTTCTTCATGATATATACAATCTTCCCTTTCTTTAATACAGTTTGGTTTATTACTATGATTAATAAATCCACCTAACGGTGTTCTAATAGTATGATTAAATTCAGTTACATGATGCATCATACCTAAATTAGTATTTTTCTTTATATCTTTAGTGGCAAATAATCCTAATCCTTCAATGTTTGATTTTTTTATTGTTAATGAATTAGGTAATGGTTTATACTTTCTTGTTTTCATATATCTTTCTTTATTTATGGGCAGTTTAAACAGGTTACCCAGCTGCTTCGGTTTACTAGTAGTGATGTAGGCCGAGAGAGGAAAAAGCCTATGCTCATCCACCTACCATTGTCTGTTAGCCATTGCCTAATAGGTCTTACTTGTGGATCTAACTTCTAACCGAATTCTATTATAATACTTCTTTGAAAGCAATATTACTTATATTGTAATTTAATCTTCCAGTTTCAGCATTATATGTAGCTTGACCACAATGACCAGTATCTCCAGTAAATCTACTTTTTAAAACAGCAAATTTAACTGCATTACGTTCTTGCTTTTCAGCTGCCATCATGTTTCTACTAAAGGCTACAATATCAAAACTAATTTGTTTAATACTTCCAGATCCCTTTATATCATCTAATGATGCCATACGGCCTTCTTCAAATGATTTATTATCCCCATGACTTTTTCTTAAATGGGATATTAAAGTTAAATGTATATTATATCTTTTAACAATTTTTAATAATGAACTCATAACCTTATCAATTGCTTCATTACCTGATAAACCTTCCGATCCTTCAGATACAGCAATTGTTATGTGATCTAAAATTAAATATTGACAACCTAATGCAGCCAAATATTCAATTCTAGATAATAAAGAACTATCTTGAACAGATCCTTGATGATCTAATAATATTAATCTTTCATCACCAAATACTTTTTCAAAACCTTTTCTAGCTTCTTCCTCATTACAATCTTCTGGTGTTCTAATATTTTTATTTATAGACATACCAATTAATCTAGTAGCAGTATCACCAATAGATTCTTCTAATGATATTAAACCTATTTTAGCATCAGATTGTTCTAATAAATTTAATATTGTTTCTTTAACAACAGTTGATTTACCTGAACCTGTACCAGATGTAAATAAAGTAATTTCACCTAATCTCATTCCTAACAATTTATCATTTAAACCTTTTAAACAATCAGGATATGGAACAGATTTAGTATTAGATCTTTCCTTAAATGCTTGCCATATTTTTTCACCGGATACAAAATTATCTGGCTTATATGATTTAGCTGACCAAACATCTTGTAAATATTCATCAATTAAACCTTTTTCTAAAGCCTCATTAGCATCTTTATGAATGCTATTTACAATATGAGCTTTGCCTGGTTTAATAATATGTGCAACATCTTTTGCTGCCTCAATACCATATTCATCATTATCAAATGCCAAGAATACTTTATCGTATTTATTTACAAATTCTAAATTAGATGCGATATTTCTTCTAGCACTTTGGGCTCCATTAACAATTGATACAACATCAAATTGTGCTTTAGCTTTTGTAAGCATTTCTAATAATGATAAACAATCTATTTCACCTTCAGTAATAACTAAGTTTTTTCTTTTACCACTATTACATTGATTAAATAATTCAGGTACTTCAGCTTTACCAATAACTCTAAAATCTTTGGTAACAACTATTCTTTTCTTATATGCTTTAATTTTTTTATTTACTGTTATGGGATAATAATGACTTGTAATATTTCTTTTGTCATCATATTCTATTTTAACTCCAGCATTATATAAAACTTTTTTGGATATACCTCTAAATGTATCTATTGGTAATTGACTTATTTCATCCAAAGTTAATTGTGATTGTACAACGTTAAATTCAATATTTGTATCTTCTGTACCAGATGCAGCACTTTTTCTGCAACTAAAACAATATGTAGATCCATCAGAATAAACAGCATTTGCATCTGATGATCCACAAGACTCACAGCTTGTATGTTTTATAAATGTTGTGTTTTTACCCATATATTTCCTCTTCTGTTATTTTATATCTTTTTGTAGCCCATTTAACAAACCTTTTAATATCTCTTCCAGTTGCAGAAGTCATCATAAGGTTTGCTATATTTGTTACAAATTCTACATTACCTCTTACATATCCTAATCTAGGATCTATTCTATCTAATGTTGGGCTTAATTTTCCTAAACTAATATTTGAAACTTTCATTGTGTATCCAAGAATTGGACATACTGAATTTTTAGGATAAATAGATTCCAAATAATTAGATGTTAAATTAAAAGGTAAATTTTTTATTCTTGCTCGTCTTTTAGAGGCCTTGCAAGCAGTAACAGCAATACCTCTAATAGATTGATTATATTTTTTTTGATTGAATGCCATTTAAATAATTTCTCCAGTATTCTATTGACCATCTTGAATGATCTTTAAAGTCTTTAATAAGATATAACATTGTGCCCATTACATTTAATCTTGATAAAAAATCTTCTGGATAATGTTTTTTATAAGCTTTAACAACAGCTTCAAACTGTTCATTTAAACTTTTATCTTTTAATATCTTATTTGCTTTAACTGGACCAACACCTTCAATCCCTGGTATATTATCTACAGCATCACCTGTTAATAATTGTTGATGAAAAAATTCTATTCCTTCAATTTTAGATACAGCTGATAAATTATTATATAATAAATTATAAAATAAACCACCAATAGTTTTCCAATCCTTGTCTAAAGTTATAAGCATATATAATTGTCCTTTTTTAATATACTTAAATGCTTCAACAGAAGCTGTATCATCTGCTTCATATTTAGGAACCATTATTGGTTTATAATTTTTAACAATATGATCACGACATTCTAAATAATTTTCTGGTTTTTCTCTTCTTTTACCTTTATATTGTAAAAAATCTTGTTTTATTTCTTTTCTAAAATTACCACCACCGGAAATATGTAAACTATATTCATCACAAGCAGTATTCATTTTTACTTCTTCATATATATTATCAAATGTTTTTCTTACATCTAAATTATCCTTTATGGCTTTATTACAGGCTCTATATATTAATACATCACCATCAACAATACCAATTATTTTATTGTTCATTTTAATACCTTTTTAATTGCTCTTTGTGTTTATTACCTAATATATCACCTGTCCAATCTTCTGAAACATGAGATGGTTTTATATTATTTAACCATTTTTGAATTGATATAAATGCACCACCTTTATTTGATGATTGACCACCATGTAATTCATTTTGTTTAATTCTTAATGTCCAATTTGAGCACCTAGGCATATTATTTCTTTCTAATAATGCCATTTGTTTATTTATTATTGTTTTACCTTTATGAGTAAATTCCATACCCCACAAAAACATTTCATAACTATCTATATTAGGATGTGAATGTTCTTTAATTATAACATTTGGTTCACAAATAAATAATTGAACTTGAAATTGTTCTTTTCTATAAATAGTTACTCCTGATATACCATCAATAAACATTATAGGATTATTATAAGGTACATTAATTAAATTATTTTTTAAGTACCAATTTTTAAATTCCTTTAAATCATCATTAATGGGTTTCATACCAGTTATTTCCTTCTTTAGCATCACCTGCCATTTGAATATTTAAATTTAATTCTTTAGTAATAAAATCACCAAATGAATAAGATAATATTTCTTTTACTCTTTTAATATTTTCTGGTTTAGTTTGAACTTGAACTTCATCATGAATTAAACCTAACATATCAACATTTAAATTTTCTTCTTTAAACATTTTAAAAGCATTAACAACAGCTGATTTAACTGTAATTGCTTCATATGCTTGTAATAAATAATTTAATAATTTAAATGAAGATTCAGCATATATTTTTCTTCCATCTAATGCTGGAATAAAACCCATCTTATCTTTATTTTGTGTTGTATAAAAAAATTTATTTAATCTATTATTTAATTCTTTTAATCCAGGAAAGGCAACATATAATTTATTTTTAACTTCTTTACCTTTTTCTAAATCCTCAATTCCATTTACCATTTTACCTAATTTAGCAAAACCGGCACCAAAAATTGTAGCGTATAATAGACTCTTAGCTAATTGTCTACTAACACCTACAATGTCTGCTGTTCTTTGGTGTATATCACCATTTAAAACATGTTCATTTATATCTTTATTATTTAAATAATGACACAAAGCTCTAATTTGATTACCTGCACTATCACAACCAATCATAACTTTACCATTATCAGCTGTAAATAATTCTCTCATTTCTTTTCCAAAAAATGAATTAACATTAGGTACATTTACTATTTTAGAATGTCTTTGTCTAAATGTTGGTGTACCTACATTAAATGCTTCAACATAAACACGTCCATTATTTTCTTCAGCAAGTTCAATCCAACCTTTTAAAACTGAATGTCTTGATCTTAAACTATAATAATGTAATATTTCTTTTCCTAAATCACCTTGAATAGTATCAACACTATCAGGAGTTATTTTAGGTTCACCTTTTGGTGTAAATTGTGTAGGTTTCCAACCACTATCTAATAACATACCTCTAACTTGTTCCATATTACCAAGATCAGCTTCAATCATTTCATATCTTTGAAATGTATCATTACTATTCCATTTATGTGTTTCATTAGGTTTAATTTCTTCACCTAAAAATTGAGATAACATTCTACATGTTACTGCACTAAAATTTCCATTTTGAAGATACTTAGCTCTTTTAGGTTCTTTATCAATCATAACTTTTCTAGGTTTTAAAGTTGGATTAATTTTATCTTCAATTTTTTTCATTTCAGAAGTTAGATATTCATAATGCTTTTTAGCTAATGGTAAATTAAACTTCCATTTATTTTTAACTTGTTCAGAACATAATTCAGCAATAGCATGTTCTGTTTGTAATGCTTTTTTATAATTAGGTCTATTTGCTATAAGTTCATGTGCTTCTTTAACTACATAATTATAAACTTTATGATTTAAATTAACGTCTTGGATTGCATATGTTTTCATTGCTTCTGAATATTTATCAAATTCTTTAAAATCACCTTTAGCATCATTTAATAATTTACCAA